TTAAATTTGTTTGTGAAGTTATTCTTGTAGGGAACTCCAATGTAATTATGTTGATTGTTCGGTCACACCTTATAAAGAAGGGTATTCATTAATCAACTCTGTCTTGTAATCTTATAATAAAAAATAAGATATTTGATAATATATATGTAAATTTTTTAGAAAACTAAAGAAAACTACTAAAATAGTTTGTTTTTTCTTATAGTTTCTTCTTTTTGTAACCTCTTTCTTTTAGAAGGTTTGATAAAGTTCTTCCTTTCTCTAAGTTCTTCTATTTGTTTTATGGACTGAACTCTCTTTTTGTAATCTTTTATTGCCCACTCTATGTTTCCACCCTTAACACTTACTACTAACATTCTTCTATTGTAAATTAACCAATTTATATTTTGTTGAGTATAATAAAGTTACAACCGTATCTATATCGTTTTGTAACCAACTCATTTGTAATTTTTCGTCTTTTCTTAGTTTTGCAACTACTGCAATCAATTTATCAAAATATGCAATGACATTTTTAATATCATTATTCGTATCTAAACCACTTACCGGTTGTAATTTAATCAATCCGTATTGTCCTTGATATGCTTCAACTAAACCATCTACCAATCCACTAATTGCATCATAATATGCTCCCAATGCTAAATGTGCAGATAGAGAACCAACTCCTCTTTGTCCTAAATGAAATGAATGTGCCTGTGTTCTACTATGTAATAATAATGATGCTAATTGTTCCATTATTTCTTTTTATTTTCTCTAATTCCCAATCTTTTTTTCATAACATCTTCGGATAAATCTGCTATTTCAAAGTATCTACCCAATACATGTCCCATATCTTCGTAAAGTGCTTCTAATCTTTCTTGTTGTGCCTTTGCTTCTACTGCTTCTTTTTCAAAACCTGACTGTAACTTTTTAAGTTCATTCATATTTCTTTTAATAGTAACTCTATCAAACCAGTCACCACCTTCTCTCAAAGTATATTCTTGTGCTGCATCTGCAATACCACCCAATGTTTCTGCTACTTGCATAATATCGGATTTTCTGCTCATACCTTCTCTATGTTGGTTATAAGTTGAAATAATTTCCAAAAAGTGCTTTTTTAACTCAGTTGGTAATTGTTGAAACTCTTCAGTTTCTTTTAATAAATCTCTTAACTTTAACATATACTATCTCTTTACGATTTTATTCTTTTTTAATTTTTGAACTGCTATTGACAATTCTTGTGGTGTCATACCCAATGCATCTACCAATTTAGCTATTACCAATTGTTCTTTTTTTCTGGATAAGTTATATGATTTAATAACTTGTAATGCTCTATCTAAAAATCTTTCAACTTTAGATGGAATTACCGTATCCATATCCTCTATGGATTCTTTTTTTATTTCTTTACCAGGTACTAAATTTATTAACTTTGCCATTTTATTATTAGTTTTTAAGTAAATCGTTTATTACTTTATCATATAATCTTTTACTATTTGTATTACCTGCACCATCAAATCCTTTTTCTTTTTGTAAATATGAAACAACTTTATTTCTCAAAAGTCTTTCAACATCATCATTTTGAATCATTTTTTTGATAGCTGCTTTAACATCATCCATTTCAGGAAACACCATTTTTTCTTCTGCTTCTTTAACTATTACCTTTTGTTTTGGTATTAAATTTACTAACTTTGCCATTTTATTATTTATTAATTAAGTTCTATTATAATTTCTCTCATTAAATCTTGTGACTTACACCACTTACCACATTCTTCTGCTATCTTTGCCCATTGTTTTGACTCCTGTAAAGGTGCCATAAATGCTCCATGTGTTGACGGGTTTGATACAAAGTCCCAACCTACTAATTCAAAATCTTCTGCTACCATTACAGTACCATCTCTTAATTCTTTAACTGAACCCAATCCTCTAGATGAAATACCTAAACGAATGTTGTTCTTTAATAATTCTTTTAAGATATTGCCTGATGGTGTTGAAAGTATTTCTACTACTCCACATACATCATCACCTTCCCAATAAATTTCTCTAATATTGTGTGATACATTCTTTAAGTTAATAACCGGAGACTCAGGATGGTCTAATTCACCCAATGCTCTACGTTCTTTGATAAGTTGTTGGTATTTTTGACACTCTCTTTCTAAGATTTCTTTAGGATATCTTCTATTATTTTGATTTGGAGCACCTGCTCTTTGCAAAATTCCCTTAACTAAATAAGTTCCATTTTCTTCTTGCTGAAGTTTTGCTTCAAACAAATGTGTTTCTATTAATAATCCTTTACTCATTAGTCTTTTTTTCTTAATGCTGCTAAATCACTTCCTTCGATTTCACCATCACCATCTACATCAATTTTCTTTTGACCTGCAGATAACTCGGCTTCATTATATCCTGTTAGTTTGCCTTCAGATTTTGCTTTAGTTGCTTTATCTACTGCAGTAAAAAATTTAACTTTTTCAGCATCGGACATATCAGGAATAGACTTACCTGTTCTATCTAACATATGTTTGAACAATTGTTGGTAATCACTTTCTTCTTTAACTACCTGACGGATAAGTTCTTTTAATTCTGTATGTTTCATTATTCTGATATTTGTCTGATTTTTTGGTCTAATTTTAATAATCTCTCCTGTATACTATAAATATGACTATTTGTCCTTTTCCAATAAGATTTGTTACTAACACCACTTTCATTCTTAATCTTACCATACCAATTAAGAAATCTTTCCATTTCTCTTAATTGTTTATTGATATTAGATATACCTCTACCTATTTTAGATTGTGCAGTTGATTCATCTTGTTTCAATGCTAACCATCTATTTTCATTAACCGGAGTATATCCTGTTAAGTCTGCTTGTTTTTTAGCTTTTTTCTTTTCACTATCTTTACCACTAAATGCATATGGAGTATTATATCCTTCAATATTACCAGTGGTGTTCATTTCGTCAATCATTCTTTCTCTCACCATCTTACGAACAATTTCTCTTATTTTATTAAGTTGTTCTGTTTTTAATGTTTCCGACATTTGATTATCCGTTTAATTTTAAGCTAATAAATATGCTGTTCCAGATGTTACAGTAATACTTCTAATATAACACGGAATAGGTTGTCCTTGTGTTAAATATTCTAATTTTAAAGTAGAACGAGTGCTAGCCGGTGTTGAACCTGACGGAGTTACAAATCCTTCTAATGTTACTGAACCCGAACAAATTGCCGAACCTCTCATTACGCCCCATGCATTTTCTAAAGAACCAGATGTACCAGCTCCTGCTGCTACAAATTCTTTTGCGTTAAATATTCTATAATTTACCATTTTTTATTTTTTAATTGATTCTTTTAATTCTTTTAATAATTCATATGTCATCATCATTGCCGATAAATGTTGTTCTTTAATCTTTTTAACAGATTTAATTTTTCTAATATTTGCAATTGTTTCTGCTAATTTAATTTTTGTTACTTTGTCAGAAATTTTAGAACCAACTTCTTTTAGTCCTTCTACCAATTTAGTTACTTCGGTTGAAACATATTCACTTAATTTACCAGTATTATTGATATTGTTAATATATTCTCTCAATAAACCTTTTTGGTCATTTGTAAGATTACTATATTTGTTATTAAATGATTCAACCAATAGTTTGTAAGAAACTGCTCTTAAATCGTCATCTTGTTTTCTATATTCTTCTAAAACAGCATCTTTAAGTTTTACATCTTTATTTTGAATAGAAGAATTGATAATATTTTCTGCAATTGTAAATCTTGCAGATACTATGTCAGTTGGTTCGTATTGTGTATCCGTTACAACCGTTTCAAATATTTTATAAATAGATGCTAATGTTTTATAATTAGAAATTGGAGATTTTATAAACTCATCTAAATCATAAGTTTCTTTAATTTCTTTTATAAGATTGTATTTTTCCTTTGTAAGTTTTTTCTCGTCAATTTTTTTACGAGCTTCTAATATTGTATTGATGAATTGTTCAGCCTTTGATTCTGAATTATATTTTTCATTAATAAGATATTGATATAATTTCAATTCTTTTGATAATTCTTGTTTAGAATTAAAATGTTCTTTTAATAGTTTTTCTGCTACTGACTTACTAGACGACATTACTTCTGCGGTGATTTGTCTTACTAATAATTCAAATATAAATCCCGTATTCTTAAATTTCGAATGTTTTATTTTTTTCATCAAATTATACAATTATTCTGATATAAATATATTTTATTATTGGTTTATTACTCTTTTGTGGTATCTTCTGTTAAAATAGTCTTTTTATTTCCATTCATATCCTTAAATATCTCTAAATATGAATCTCTTGCTTTGTATTTTACCGAACCTTCTTTTTGTTTAAGAGTCTTAATACCTAACGGGTCTCTACCTTGTGGGTGGTCATCTTTACCATATCTAATTGCATCACGTGGTCTACCACCTTTGTCATCTTCTTCTAATTCCGATTTAAGTCTATTCAATTCTTCTTCTACATTGGTTGGTTCATCGGTACCAGTTTCCTTTGCCGGGTCTACACCTTGTGTTTCAATTGATGTTAAACGGAATGTTTGTTTTGTATCTTCCAATACTTGCAATGTCATTTCATCTTGTTCGTCTTTTGCAAATTTCATAACTGCATCATACATCCATTCTTTAGAGAACATTTTTGTTTGTTGCATTTGTGTAATCAATGCTACTTTAGAAGTATATAATTCAACTTGCTCCTGTTCGTATATCTTTGATGGAATTGTGAGTTCTAACGAAAAATTAGTCAATCTATCATCGGTAATACCTTGTGCGTATAAATGTACAATTGCAACTTTTGTTAATTCGGAAATCAAAACTCTTTGAACTCTTTCAATTGTTTTTGCAAATCTAACATCTTGTGCTGCAAGTGTTGCTTTACCATTTACATCTTCTTCATATCCTAAGAATGCTTTTGGAATTTTCAAAGCTGCCATTAACTTACCTTTTAAGTAGTTAATATCATCAATCATATTATATTCTAAACCTTTTAGGGTATCAATTGAGGTACCATTATCATTACCACGAACCGGCATGTAATAATCTTCAATAAGGTTTTGCATATTGTATTTCAAATTGTACTCACCCGTTCTTTCGTCTACAAATGGAACTTTTTTAGAACCATTGATAATTTTCTGCATGTAATTATCCACTTCATTTGGTGGAATATTACCTACGTCAATTTTGAATATTCTTTTTTCAGGAGCTCTCATTACTCTATGAATTAACATAGCATCTTCCATTAACATCAATTGTTTCCAAACTCTTCTTGCACCTTCAATCATTGATTTTCCGTAAGGTAAAAAGTTTGAATCAGAATTTAATCTAAAATGGGCCATTTCATAGTTTTCAAATTCTTTCTTTGGAGTTTGACCATAACCACCCGATGGGTTTTGGTATGGTGCATATATAAATTTAACTCTTTGTGGATTTTCTGGGTCAAAGTTTTCTACTCTACTAACTTCGTATGTTGATAATGGCATTACATTTACAATACCTATTTTATCTGCTATTTCTAGTTGTAGGAAAAAATCACCATATTTAACAAGATTTCTTGTCCATGGCCATAAATTAAATTCTACATTAATAATGTCATAAAATAAATTTTCTAATATTTGTTTTATTTCATCGTCTTCGTGATGTATCTTTAATACATTACCCATTTCATTTCTTGCCGTACACTCATCCGAATATACATCCAATGCAGATGATAATATCGGGTCCATATCCATTGAGTCGTAATCTCTAAACAAATCAATTCTAACTTGTTGATATGCCATTGAAGATTGAGTTGCTCCTGTACCATAATTGGTCACTTTCATTTTCATAAAGCGGTCAACTAAGTTTGTGGTCATATTCTGCCACTCATCCGTATCAACAACTTTTACACCATCTTGTGTTTTACGAACAATTGTGTTTGTTGAAAATAATTTTTGTAACCTACTAAATATTGTTTTATCTGCCATTTTTATATAATTCTATTTTTCTAAATATACGGAAAATATTTGAGTTTACCAAATATTACCACTTTCTACAACTCCAATACCTTGCCTTATGTCTTGGTCCTGGACTATCACAATTGTGTCTTGCTCTAAAAGATTTTCTTGCTTTAGGATTAGACTTTCTTATTCTCATTGTTTTCTCACCTTTGGATGCTGCGGATGTTCCGCCATGTCCAAAGTTTACCTTTACTACGTTACCTGCAGGATTTTTTACATATACTTTGAATTTCTTAACATCACCTGCCATTGGTTTGCCCAACTTAACTTCTCTGCCTTGATATTCTGCTTCATGCATACAAGGACAAGTTTCTTCATTTAAGTCTTTTGCGTAATTTCTCATAAATGAAATAAAATCCTCCATATCCTCATCTTCTACATCATATTCTTCAGGTTCAACTAAACCATAATTTACATCATCATCACTATCAATATCTTCACTTATAGGAACACAATTTGGAACCATTTTACCATTTTTCATTTTACCACCAACTTGTTTATATCCTTCCCAACAAGCTTCGTTTACTATACCTTCACCAAACATACCTACAAAATCACCTTGATATTTATTACCAGGTCTGCCAGACATTGCAGTTGCGAAATCTTTTCTAACTTTTTCTTTTCCTTTAGCTATAAAGTTAAAAAGGTTTTTAGCATTCAAATTAAAATCATCTATAAATTTTTGTACTATACTATCACGTGTACCCGTCAATCTAGCAATTTCTTTTGCTTCTCTACCTGTTGCTTCACTTACTACATTTTCACTACAAGTTTTCCAACCTCCACCTTTTGATTTGTAGTTTTTTGCAGCCCATCCGTTTGCGTATGCAGATGGATATACATCAAATTTAGCTTTTGCTGCAGATTTAGATGCCGACCATTTACCTGGGTCGGTTGGACAATTCTTTTCTAAAAATAAATTTAGTCTTTCTTCTATATTCATATTTTCATTTTTTTTCTTTCCTTGACAATGTGCTTTTTGAGAGAAACCTTTTGGATTATTACAATCTATACTACTTTTATATTTATCACTCCACTCTTCGTTGTTCGGTTTAGTAGAAACATTTATTGGTTTTTTACCTTGGCCACTACTACTTTTACCACCTCTTCCTGCATCATTTTGTGCAGCTCTTTTTCTACGAGTTGCACTTTCTTTTTCTTTTTTACTCATTCCAGCTGCTTTTGCTGCAGGAACACATTTTGCATAACCTCTTTTTTCTCCTGAAGTTCCACATGGTGGGTGCTTACCATCGACTTTTTTGCCAATATTTACCCATTTTTCCTTAAACCACTTATTTAAGTCTTCGTTCATTTATAATAGTTTCAACATATAAATATACAATTATCCTAATAACCAAGTTAAATTTTCTACTCCCTTTTTACCCATATCCATTTCATAAGGATTTTGTTTAAGATGTCCTGATGCAACAAATCCGGTATATTGACTTACCTGTGTTGAGTTTAACATTGTTTTTGTTAAATCAATTCCTTCTTGTTTCAAACGAAGTGCCGTATTTCTTACCCAAAGTCCAATTGCCAATGCCATTGTTAAGTCATCATTATACCCCTTCATTGCTTCGGCTCTACCGGCAGTCCAAATGAATGTAAATAGTTCATCTATAAGTCTTTGAGAACGAATGAGGATAT